AGCTGAAGATCCTATTGATGAAAGTAAAACAGCTAGTTCTTCAAGTCTAGCAAGTACTCGCGATAGACTTTCTGCTTTGAGAAACAAATTAACAAAGAAGTAAAAAAACAAGGGGACTTAGGTCCCCTTTTAATTAAATTCGTATGAAGAATCCAATAGCTCTTGTTTACACAGATTTTCATATCAAACCTGAAAATCTTGATTCTGTCACAAAATTATGTGAAGAAGCGATTGAAATCGCTAGCGATGCAGGAATAACGTCTCATATCTGGTTAGGAGATATATTTGATAATCGTATTAGTCAAAAAATGGATGTTTTAAATGGTTTAACGTCTATTATTGAAAAATATGATAAAAGAGATCATAATATCCTTGCAATCGTGGGAAATCATGATAAAACAGCTTATAATAAAACAGATTCTTTTTTAGATGCTTATAAATACCATCCTTCGTTTGATCTTATCAATGAACTCGATGTAAGATGGATAAATGAATTAAAATGTCTTTTTCTACCCTTTTTTACTGATGATATATTGAATGAGTACATCTTAGATTTTCCAGAGATTGAAGGTATTGATGTCTTATTTGGACATTTTGCTGTTACAGGTAGTCGAAATAACGATAGAAGTGTCGTTGAAAATAATATAAAACCTTCTAGTTTTAAAGATTTTAAAAAAGTGTATCTTGGTCATTATCATGATTATCAACAGGTAGGTTCGAATATTTTTCATCTAGGATCGTTACAACAAAATAATTTTGGAGAGGACGAATCTAAGGGTTTCTGGATGTTATACGATGATTGCACTGTAGAGCTTTTAAAAAGTAGGAATGGGAATGTTTTCAAAAAAGAGCGATTAGACTTAGACAATATACCGCCTAAACAATTAAAAGCGACTTTGAGGAAAATTAAAGAAGATAATCCAAATTCCCGTCTAAGGATTGAATTGTGGGGTAAGTCTTCAACTCTTGAATCTTTTGATAAATCTGAATATAGTGATTTAGGTATTGATTTCAAAAAGAAACACAAAGATGTGGAACTATCTATTGATATCGCTGTAAATGAGAAGGTTGAAAAGTTGTCAGATAGTGATATTGTTGAGAAATTCAAAGAGTTTTGTAATGAGAATGATTATAGATACGAAGAAGGTTTATCAATTTTAAAACAAGTTTTATGTCAGTAAAAGATGTAGTAGGAAAGATTGAAAAGCGTTTTGGTAAAGAAGCTGTTTCAAGAGGTAATGATAAAGTCCAATTTATCCATTCTGGTTCTGTATTGTTAGACGAAGCACTTGGAGGAGGATGGGCTATAGGTAGGATCATAGAAGTGTATGGAGCAGAATCTTGTGGTAAGACAACTGCTGCGATTCATGTTGCAGCAGAAGTCCAGAAACTTGGGAAAGCTGTAGGTTATGTCGACGTAGAACAAGCTATGGATCCTGATTATATTCAATCACTTGGTGTTGATATGAGTGAAGATAAATGGATCTTGAGTCAACCAGATGATGCAGAACAAGCACTGGAAATTGTACGTGAGATGTGTGAAGAGCCAGCGATCGGTTTAGTGGTGTTAGATTCTGTG